ACCCGTTGTTCGCGTCCTTCAACAATTTTTGTTGGTTGCAGCAATGGGATCCTCTTAAGCCATAAACACGTTGCTTTCGTTTCTCCGTGGCCGAACTGCCAAGGCTGGATAATCTGGTCAGGTTTACGCCAAACGGTTGACATTATTCCGATCGGGTTTTCAATTGCAATTTTCGGGCAATCGGAATTTGCAAACCTCATGAAAAAATCAATGCTTTTTTTCTGCCTACCGTCTGCTCGTTTCTCTGCAAAATACCTGGCTCCGCTTACCGACAAGTCAGTACACGGTGGAAACGCAATAATCATATCCCATTTACCGGCTATCTCGTGATATGTACCATCATCCGTTTTAAAAAGACAATTTCCATTTAGCAACGGTAAAACGTCCTGCTGTATATGCCATTCCGGGTGTCCTCCGCTACACGGGATAATATCGCAGGAATAGGCTTCGTGGCCTAATTTCCTAAGTTCGATTGTTACTGCCTGTGATTCTTCGCAGGCTACTAAAATTTTCATTGTCATAGTCCCTCCATCGTCACGGAGGCGGCGCGCCTTTAAAAGCTTACCTATGACTTAATATTTTTAGAACGCACAATCGCAAGGCATCAAGCTGCATTGCTCCGGTAATGTCTGCTCAACTCTCGCCCAAAACGATGCTGAATTTTCTTTGTCGTTAGGGCATATATTTTTTTCTTCTCTCATTTCTTTAAATTTCGGTTCCAATTCTTCAAGATAAACGCCTTTGATTATGCTAAACCCGATCTGTTTTTCTGCTTGTTTCGCTTCTTCCCAAATGTCCGGTCGTAAGCAGTAAACGCAGTACCAATGTTGCCGACCAGCTTTGAGACACCCGATACAATTTGCGTGTTTGT